AAAGGTGAAGTAGAAAAAGATGAGCGTGAATTTGCGTATAAAGGCATTTCATCTCGCAAATTTGAGAAGAGCTTCCGACTCTCAGAATTTGTCGTAATAGATGGTGCTGATCTTGAGGATGGAATACTAGTGGTGTATGCCAGAGTGGAACTTCCGGAAGAGAAGCGTCCTAGGAAGATCGATATAGGGTCTGCTGGGGCATCAAAGAAAAAATCTTTTTTGAAAGGCTAGTATCAGCGAACACCCAGTAGATATGTAATAAACATTTTTACTGGAGATAACATGAGACACATTTATCATTATATGAATAAATATGAAGATGTTAGAGAGACCCTTTACGCTACAGTCATTATGGTTGGAATTCTTGGACTAGGACCAGCTTTAATATGGCTAAGCGCAATGGGTATCTAATTTTCATTCATGCGGGGGAGGGAAACTTCCCCCAACCTTTTTGAAAAAAGTCCTTTACAAATGGACGAAACTGTGGTATAATATACATAATGACTAATTTGCAATTTTACACTAATGTTTCTCGCTATGGAAACATGATTCTACTTCGAGGCTATGATCATGGCCGTAGAATCGAAAAGAAAATAAAGTATGAACCAATACTTTTTACATCAACAAATCTTCCAACCGAGTGGAAAGCTCTCGACGGTACTCCTGTTGGTATTGCAAACGCAGGTAAAAGATTTGACTCAATGCGTACAGCAAACGAATATGTAACAGCAAACAAATCAGTTGCAGGTAAACAAATTTATGGCAATACAAAATATATTCCTGCATTCATTAACGATTACTATCCAGGTGAAATTGGATTCAATCGTAATCTTATCAACGTAACAACAATCGATATCGAGGTTGCTTCTGATGATGGTTTCCCTGAGCCAGATAAAGCCGATCATAAGATTATATCGATTGCTTTAAAGAACAATATTAATGACACATACTATATCTGGGGTCTTGGCGATTATGACTCAGAACAATCTTACATGAAAGATCATAGTGTCATCTATCGTAAGTTTGATCGTGAAGACGACTTACTCATTAACTTTATTACTCATTGGAATAATCACAGTCCTGATGTTGTGACTGGCTGGAACGTACGTTTCTTTGATATTCCATATCTTGTCAATCGTATTAATCGTATGCTTGGTGAAGCTTATGTTAAAAGACTAAGCCCTTGGCAAATGATCGATCGAAGAGATATTACAAAGATGGGACGTACACAAACGTCTTACGATTTAAAAGGTATCTCTATTCTTGACTATCTCGATCTCTTTCAAAAGTTTGGCTATTCGTATGGTCCTCAAGAGTCTTATAAACTTGATCATATAGCAAATGTAGTCCTTGGCGAAAAGAAACTCAGCTATGATGAATATTCTAATCTACACACTCTGTACAAATATAATCATCAAAAGTTTATTGATTATAATATTAAAGACGTTGAGCTTGTAGATCGCCTTGAAGATAAACTTGGCCTTATTACACTTTGTATGACTATGGCTTATAAAGGCGGTGTTAACTATAATGACACGTTTGGAACAACTCTCATCTGGGATACAATCATATATCGAAGACTATATAAAAACAAAATTGTTGTACCATTTATTGAAGATAAAACAAAATCAGCTTATCCAGGTGGTTTTGTAAAAGATCCTCATGTTGGAATTCATGACAATATTGTTTCTTTTGATTTAAACTCTCTATATCCATCAATCATTATGCAATACAATATGTCTCCCGAGACAATTGCAAATGGAGAGATAACTCAATTTGATATTGAAGGTGTACTTACAAAATCTTCAAGACCAGATAATAAAGGTAAAGCTCTTGCAGCCAATGGCCAATATTTCAACACTGATAAAACTGGTATTGTTCCATTTATTGTCGATGAAATGTATAAAGAAAGAGTTGAAGTTAAAAAGAATATGATTGATGCTCAAAAAAAATTACAAAAGGTAGATAAAAATGATAAACAAGAACTATATAACATTGAAAGAGACATTGCAATCTCTGAAAACCAACAAATGGCGATTAAGATTCTCCTTAATAGCTTGTATGGTGCTATGGGTAATCGCTATTTTCGTTTCTTCGATCAACGAATTGCCGAAGCCATCACCCTTACCGGACAACTTACAATTCGATGGGCAGAGTATTCCATTAACTCCTACCTCAATCGAGTGTTACAAAACAAAGAATGGAAAGATTATGTCGTCGCAATCGACACAGACTCGCTGTATGTGGGCTTAGATGATCTTGTACAGAAATTCTCACCTAATAATACAATTGACTTTCTAGATAAAGTTTGTCAAGACATGTTAGAACCAGAACTTGAAAAGTCTTATGCCGATCTTTACTCTTTGCTTGGTGGTGTAGATAATCGTATGATTATGAAACGTGAAGTTATCGCAGATCGTGGTCTTTGGACAGCAAAGAAAAGATATATTCTTAACGTACATGATAACGAAGGCGTAAGATATCGTGAACCAAAACAAAAAATTATGGGTATTGAAGCAATTAAGTCTTCTACTCCAGCTCCATGTCGTGAAGCTCTTAAAGAGATATTCAAAGTCATTATGCAAAAAGATGAAGCATCAGTTCAAGAAGCAATTGAACAATTCAAAAATCATTTTAAGACTTTGTCTCCAGATCAAATTGCTTTTCCTCGTGGAGTCAGTAAAGTTCGTGAGTTTCAGTCAAGAGATACAATCTATAAAAAAGGTACGCCCATACACGTACGTGGATCGATCATGTACAATAAGCTTGTAGGCGACATGGCTTTACAAAAGAAATATACAACAATCAATAATGGAGATAAAATCAAGTTTCTTTATCTTCGAAAACCAAACACGATACATGAAAATGTAATTGCTTTTCCAGACTATCTTCCTGAAGAGTTTGGCTTACATAATTATATTGATCATGAAGTGCAATTCCAAAAGACTTTCCTCGATCCAATTGAACCGATCTTGGATGCAGTTGGCTGGACATCAGAAGAAGTTGCTTCATTGGAAGATTTCTTTGGATAAAATAAATGAAATTAATCGTTTACAAATCACTGAAAATGTGGTATAATAGATATACTTATGGAGAAAAAAATGTTATTAGTGCGTTTATCCTCGGGTGAGGAAATAATAGGTGAAGTCACAGAGACTGAAAACCTTATTACAATTAAAGATGGTTATACACTTATTCCTGCCGGAGAAGGTAGAATAGGTATGATGCCATTTATGGCTTATACAAAAGCTAAAGATGGAGTTACAATTGATAAGTCCTTTGTAGTTTTTACAGTTGAACCAGCTGACGATTTACAAGAACAAGTAAAAAGTATGGGTTCATCAATCGTTACACCAAAAAAGGACATCATAGTATGAGCAAAGACTGGGTAAAAGATATAAATGAAATGCAATACAAATATGGTGTTCATAAATGGATGCATGACAATCGAGATAATCCCGATCAACTTAAAAGATATTTAGAATTTAGAATTGATTTTTTACAAGAAGAACTCAGCGAAACAGAAGCTGCTCTTGTAGGTATGGATGCTGAAGAAATAGTTGATGGTCTTATCGATCTTTGTGTTGTAGCAATTGGTACACTCGATGCATTTGGTGTTGATGCTCATAAAGCTTGGAATGAAATTCTTAAAGCAAACTTAGCAAAAGAACCAGGTGTAAAACCAGAAAGACCAAATCCTTTGGGATTACCAGACTTAATTAAACCGGAAGGTTGGGAAGGACCAGATCACAGCGATAATCATGGTAAGCTTAACAATATTCGATAGTATATACGATAACAAAACTGAAAAACGAATGGACTATAATTCATTCGATGAGTTTGAACAAATATTGTATAAACTATCAGAGTCAACGAAGTATCCTACAAAGAAGGATGCTCCGCTGATTAGTCCTGCAGTTTATCTCCCCGATACAACGAGGGCTAATGACAACGTCACTGCTTGGGGCGGCTTCGGGATTCTTGATATAGATGATTTTGAAGGTAGAATGCATGATATCGAAGAGAAATACTCTCAATATCGATACGTTTGCTATTCAACTGCTTCATCAACAGTTGAGAATCCCAAGTTTAGATTGGTATTTCCTTTAACTCAAAGCGTTGTCAAAGAAGATATTAAACATTTCTGGTATGCTTTAAATAAAGAAATTGGCGATATTGCTGATGCTCAAACAAAAGACTTAAGTCGTATGTATTATATACCAGCAAAATATGAGAATAGTTTTAATTTTATATTCTCTCATGATGGTGAGATCATGAATCCAGAAACTCTTATGGAAAAACATCCATATGTAAAACCAAATCAAACAATGTTCGATCGTTTTCCTCCAGCAATACAAGAAGCTTTATTAGAAAGAAAACGCAATCAATTAAATAATACAAACTATAGTTGGACATCATATCGTGATTGTCCATTTGTCAATCAAAAACAAATTGATGATTATAAAGGAATTACAGGTACAGGTTGGTATGCTAAAATGTATGAGATTATGCTTACAACCGCAGGTAATGCAATGTCAAAAGGTTATCCTATTACAGGTAAAGAGATTGAATATCTTTGCCGTGATTTAGATAACGATACTGGCAATTGGTATTCTAAACGTGATTTTGAAAAAGAAGCAGCAAGAGCAATTGATTTTGTTTTTAAAAATAATTTATAGGAGAATGTAATGAAATACTTTAGAAAATTTATGCTATTCGTAGTAGATAGTTGGAGATTAGTAATGGACAATAGATATAATCCATTAAAATATATTCCAGATCCAAGTTTACAAACATACTTCACACTTGTATTATTTACAATGTGGTCAATATACTTTGGATTTGTAGCATCATTTTATATGGGTTGGCTTGGATATTCAGTAGTAACAAGTATCTTAGTTCATATTGCTGTTATTTTACCAGTAGCTTTTACAAATGCAGTATTTTTAGATGCTGAAAGAGATGGAAGCAAATGGTTAAAAGATTGGAGAGATGAATGAGTAAATTTGGAAAAGCCGTAGATAAAGAAGTAAGATATAATGGTCTTAATATGTTTAAATCATTTCTATGGGGAATGGCATTCGGTGCTATGCTTATGGGATTACTATTATTACCCTCAACTTTACAAGCATCTATAAATGAATATGACAATGATAGATATTGTTTAGCGCAAAACATTTATTTTGAATCAGCAAATCAAAGTTTTGCAGGACAAATAGCTGTAAGTCATGTCGTAATAAATAGAATGGAGGATTTGCAATTTCCGGAAACAATATGTGGAGTTGTATATCAAGCTAAAATGGAAGAGAATTGGAAAGGTAATATGGTTCCAGCTCTTAACAAATGTCAATTTAGTTGGTATTGCGATGGAAAGTCTGATGAACCGGTCGATTCAGTAACATGGTTAAATTCTATTAGAGTTGCAGATATGGTTTTATCTGGAGAATATCCTGATATAACCGAAGGTTCATTATGGTATCATAATGATCAAGTAAATCCTTATTGGGCAAAACATTTAAACCACACTGTGTTAATTGATAACCATTTATTTTACAAATGATTAATTGGGTATTTGGTTGGATTAGCATAGAGTATTTACAACACAAGGGAGTAATATGTACAGATATAAAGTCGAAGTCACAAGAGTAGTGGATGGAGATACAGTAGACGTTAATATTGATTTAGGTTTCAAAATTACAATGATGAAACAAAGAGTCAGATTAATGGGTATTGACACACCAGAGTCAAGAACAAGAGATTTAGAAGAAAAGTTTTATGGCAAACAAGCTAAGAAATTTTTAGCATCAGTTTTAGAAGGAGCAGATATAGAATTAGTTGTTCATGATAAAGGTAAGTTTGGTAGAATTATAGGAGAGCTTTTTATTGTTTCAGTTGAAAATGAAGGTCATCCAGTATTTGAAGTTAATTTAGAAAAAAGTGTTAATCAAATGATGATGGATAACTATCATGCAGTTCCATATATGGGACAATCTAAAGATGATACAATCAAAGGACATTTAATGAATAGAGCCGCGCTTAATGAGCAAGGCATAATATATGAAGGTTAGTTTTACATTAGATCAGCTTAATTACGAGTTCTGGCATACAAGAGCTGTATTCGAAGCATTACAAATACAGACAAACGCGAAAGATAAAGATCGCGATTTTGATAATGATATACTACTTCAGACTAAACGTGGTCATGCCGCTGAAGTTTATGCAATTGAAAATTTAGATCACACTGATAATGAAGCCGATTATCAAGATACATTTGATGTTGATGGTATACCAGTAGATCATAAAGTTTCTGTATCAGTTGAAAAGCTTGAAAGTACTTTAGAAAAATATGTATGGGATTTAGAAAACGCTTGGCCAAAGCGTAGAAATAATATGCCTCATAGAATTTATGCCTGGATTAATAAATGGGATAAAAAAATAAAAGGCTTTTCTGATTACTATGAATTACATGGCGTATATGAATACAATAAAATAATGAAAAAACTTGTTTACATTTCGCCAAAAGTATGGTATAATAATACTAATGTTTTAAAAGATGAAATGGAGTCGTTATGAAAGAAAGTTTAAGAGTTTTGCAAGAATGTGCAGAACTACAATCTAAAAAATCTCAGGACTATCAAAGTTCTGAATCTACAGTTGTACAGGCAATGCATTATAGACGTGGCGTTGATACAATTCATGATATTATTCTTGGTAAAGTAATGCGTGCAACATCCTTACTTGAATCAGATCCAAGTGATCCAAACTTCGAATCTCTCGAAGATACTTATAAAGACATGATTAATTATGCATCTTTTGCTGTGTCTTATCTTCGTGGTAAAATGGAAGGCCAAGATCCCGATAGAGATATGTTCAATAAAAGGGTAACAAATGCAGACAACTAAAGATATTGCAGAAATCTTTGTAAATGCTCTTGAAGCAAAACAATTTACAATAGATAAAACTGGTCAAAAGACAATCGAAATAATCGGTGCGTCTTTTCTTGCTGATAAACCAGCCATATTTGGTACTGTAAATGAATCTTATGTCAATGCAGAACTTAAATGGTATGAATCAGAATCTACAAATATAAACGATATTTATCCTGAAAGCGATAAAGAACCACCACAAGCTTGGCAGTATACTGCAAATGTTCATGGTGAAATTAATTCAAACTATGGTCATCTTATTTACAGTGAAAAGTATCATAATCAATTCGAAAATGTAGTCATTGAATTACATAAAAATAAAGATTCTCGCAGAGCTTCAATGATATATCAAAGACCAAGTATTTGGAAAGAATATAACGAAAATGGCAAGAATGATTTTATTTGTACAAATGCTGTAACCTATTATATTCGAGATGATAGACTTAATTGTGTAGTTCAAATGAGATCTAATGATGTAGTCTTTGGCTATAAAAATGATTTCGCATGGCAACAATTTGTTTTAAATGAATTAGCTGAAGAACTTAGCGTAGAATCAGGCGATATAGTTTGGCAAGCACAAAACTTACACGTATATGAGAGGCACTTCGATCTTGTTAAATAAATGGGATGACAGATTTCTTGCCTTAGCATGGCATGTAGGTACTTGGTCAAAAGATCCAAGTAGAAAAATAGGTGCTGTTGCTATAGGACCAAACAGACAAATACTTGCAACTGGTTATAATGGATTTCCAAGAAAGATATTAGACGATCCTCAAAGATATGAAATGCGAGAAGTAAAGTATAAGTACGTAGTACATGCAGAGATGAACCTTATATATAATGCTACAGAAAATGGAGTTTCTTTAAATGGTTCCACAGTATATGTACATGGATTACCAGTTTGTAGCGAATGCGCAAAAGGACTTATACAGGTTGGAGTATCTAGAGTTGTAGCATTCTCTAAAGAATCTCCGAAAAGATGGATTGAAAGTACAAAATTAACTAACGAATTATTTGATGAAGCCGGAATACAATATGACTACTCAGAAGTTCAGTAAAGAAGAATTAGAACATTCTAAAAGAATTTATAAGAGTGCAACTCCTAAATTAACTTTAGATTGGTATATAAAATGGATAAGCAGCGTTATCCTTTTATCTGCTATGATGGCTCGAGGAAATCCTGAGTTACAATTAGTCGATCAGATATTATCCTTTATAGGATGTGCAGGTTGGCTTGTAGTATCTCTGATATGGAAAGATCGAGCTTTAATTATTTTAAACGCTGTAGCGATTATGATACTCGGTACTGGGATCATAAATACTATAACTACTATATAATAGTGAGCTACTCTGGCCTCCATAGCCAAATCACTCACTTAAATAAACTGATATAATAGGAGGAAAAAATTATGTCAAAAATAAAAGTCGGCATTATAGGTGTCGGATCATGTGCCAAATCCTTAGTGGAAGGCATTCAATACTATAACGAAAATCCAGATGATAAAATTGGATTAATGTACGAAGATATCGGTGGATATTCAGTACATGATATCGAGTTTGTTATTGGTTTCGATATAGACAAACGTAAAGTAAATAAAAAGCTCGCAAAAGCTTTAAGAGCACAACCAAACTGTGCAATGGATCATGTTGATAAAATTACCACAACAAGTAATTCATCATGTGTAAGTCCAGACGCATTAGTTTATTCAGCTCCAGAGCATGATGGCATTGCGCCACATATGCATGACTATCCAGATGAAGTAACATTCGTCAATGGAGCAGTTCCTGCAGAGAGTTTTGAAAGAACTGTTGAATTACTTCAGTATCATAATGTAGATGTTTTAATTAACTATTTACCAGTTGGATCTGAAGAAGCAACAAAATATTGGATAGACGTAGCTTTAGCAGCTGGTGTACATTTTGTTAATTGTATACCAACTATGATTTCAACAAAAGATGCTATGGAAACTGAGCAAAGATTTATCGATGCTGGTTTGACAATCGTAGGATCTGATATGAGATCAGCTTGGGGAGCTTCAAGAATGTCCGAAGTTCTACAAGGTGCTATGCTAGATTCAGGATTAATGGTAACTCAACATATCCAAATGAATATGGCAGCTGGATCTACTCAAGGACAAGAACATATTAGAACAGGAAGAACTGCTAATACAGACTTTTTGAATATGGCAAAACAATATAGATTGCATAATAAACATATCTCAAAAGAAAACGTATTAAAAGGACAAAATCTCGTAAGAGATGAGTCAACCGCTGGAATGACATTATTCGCAGGTCCGTCTTTAACTGTTCAACAAAAACCAGGTGGAGATTATATTTCATCTGATAATAAAATTGCAAACTTTGATATGATAGCTTATGGATTTGCAGGAGCAAGATACGAATTGTCAGCAAGACTTTCAGTTCAAGACTCGCCAAACTCTGGTGGAGTTGTGGTATCTGCAATTCGATTCTGTAAGGTAGCAAATGAGATGGGTATTGTAGGATATTTAAGAGGTCCATCAGCTTGGACTCAAAAGACGCCTCCAGTACAACTCAAAACTGAAGATGCAAAATTTGAATGCGATGCTTTAGCAAGAAGAGTACTTACTCCAATGACTGAAGCTCAGCTTAAAGACTGTAGACCGAAGGCAAAAGACTTGCCACACACGTTCCAGGACAGTAAGACCGACTATGAAAGTTAATACATTTGACATAGACGGCGTGATCTACTTTGGAGATGAGGTCACTGGCGTAAGACCCTGTGAGAATGATATAATTCTTACGGGGCGGCCTTATCATGATCGAGCATTGACAGAAAAAATGCTCCATAAAAGAGGCATATATAATACTGTATATATGAATCCAATATCAAGAGGAGATAATCCTCACTATGGAAGAAAAGCTTCTGGTATATGGAAAGGTCATATGATACAATTTCTAAAAGATTTAGGTTATGAAATTGGAATACATTTTGAGGACGATCCCATACAAATTAGAGAAATAGAAAAAAGACATCCTGATTTGTCGATTGTTCATGTGAAACGAAAGGATGAAGAACGCGTCAAATATTAAATACAATTACGACTGGTGGAATTACGATAAAGAACTCATGAAAGAGTTCAATTGGTTTTTATATAAAATCAATCAACGATCTTGTATTCAACTTGGTTATTTAAACGAAGAATATAAGAATGTAAATCGTCATGGTAAGATCGATTATGGTCTTGGAGAAGATGTAGAGTATTTCCATCCAACTATTACACTTGATGATCGTATGAGATTTATTGGTACTGAAATTGCAAGTGCTGATATGTCGCTTATGAATATTGTCGGTAATACATTTATCTCTCACTTTTATGGTGGAAGAGGAGTTCATTACTTAGCATCAGGTAAAGATGGAGAGTTTGTAGATTTTGATCGTATAGCAGATAACGATTTATATTATATACAATCAATAAGATTTAATTTAGATAAAGCAATCAAAAATAGACAACCAATCTGGGGTACAACTGAATTACACACATCAATACAAACAGCTGGTAGAAACTATTGCCGTCAAAAATATAACGATCCTGATAGACAGTTTCATCCAGTAGATGTATGCGAATGGGTTGCTTCGTTTCGTGATAGTGGATTCTTAGAAAGAATGCAACAATGTAATCATATGTCTGAAATATATACTCTTTTAAGAGAACAA